AGTAACCAGGACCTTAAACGTATGAGGGTTAAGTCAACGGGTTAGGTCTGCATATCGACCTCCATTTTGTGAAATAGCCCCGTCTTGGGGCAGAACGGTACCTACTTGCTGCGAACACGTCGCGGTAGTACCTGGGCCATGGCGTTGACAGTCGGTGCACCACGGCCCGTTTTTAGTGATTTATTTTATATAAAAAGTATTATATCAAGTTTCTGATACTTTTATTTCAAGATTCTCTGGTTCTTCTTTTTTGGTAAAAAGAGATATTTCAAAAACCTCTGTATCTGTTGTAATTTTAATATCTCTCCAAGTAATCCCATCAAAAGTTTTAATGCGTGTTGTAACTTCTTTTACACGATGTATATTAAGACTATTCATTTACAATACAGAATGCGTGAATGGTTTTAAGAACACAAGTACGATAAAGTTTAAGATTGTAATCTTCTTTAGACTTTATGTACTTACCAGAAACGTAAAAATTATCATTTGACACTTCTACGTTAATGCTAAGAGTATCTATTCTTACGTTAAGATTTACACCTCGCATATTTGAAATTAAATAGTTAAAGTCAAAGTCATTATTTACAGGATCCCACCTCTCAGTTACATTACCATTCCAAGAATTTGAGCCTAATGGCTTCTCAAGAAAGAATACACCGTCTCCAGTATAAACTCCCTTGATGTTAAAATATTTGGCAATTTCTTTAATCATGATGTTGCAAGACGATGTTCACGATTTACTCTAAATCCGGAAGCATGTGTGTGACCACCTCCACCGTAATACTCTGCAATCTTAGACACATCTAAACCAATACCGGTTGTTGATCTCAGACTGAAAACTCTATAATCTTTGGTATCATAGTAAGTTGCAGCAAATGGATGACCTTCGGCCAAAATAGCGCCAGCGTCACTCGCCATCGTGTATGGTAACGATGCTACAGGAACATCAACACCACTAATATTCATTGTTCTTGTGCAGCTCTTTAAAAGCTCTCTGACATCTTTATGATGCTTTCGCTCAATAGCTTCACCCTGCATTACAAGATTTAAGTAGCCTTGAGCGTTGTTAGCAATATCAAGCTGCATCAATTGATCCCATTTTTCGAAAGAGTATTCGAATGAGAACATTGCAGCTTGTACTTCTCGAGTATGGTCTAGTTTAAATCTCCACAAGTCTCGATCTTCTACGTGATTCAGTAATGCAGGTCGCGGCTCATATGGAAACAAATAGTCCCAAGCAATCGTAGCACCGCTTCGGTTTACATCAAATACGGTATCTAAATTATCAGCCTTAAGATCTTTTAGATCATTGATAGCACTGATATGATGATCCAAAATGATCATTAAAGATGCTTTCTTTAGCATCTCTTCAATGATAGATCTCTTATAGCTAAAGTCTACTAAGAATACTTCTCGGTCTGTAACATCAGGAGGCTCTTTGCCATACACCCCTGGAAAATATTCAGCATCATTTCCAAACAATTTCCAGAAACACCAAGCTCCTGAAAATCCGTCTGCACAGTTGCCGTGGTAAATTACAAGTTTTTTATTCGCCATATCTTTCTGAAACCTTTTGATTAACATCAACAGCAATTGCATGCCAAAATTTTGGACTTATAACTGATTCTGTATTGTCTGAAATAGGTTTAGATTTAGAAACTTGTTCAGAATAGTAACGAATTGCTTCAATTACAAAAACTTGAACAAGACCCCCGTGTTTAGATGAGTTCATCAGATCTGTGACAAACTCAGTATTAGATTGTGATTTAAATTTCATGTGTATTCTACCAAGTCATTTTCATGAGGGAATTCTTTATTGATAAAAAATCCATCCTTATCGAATCGAATCATTCTGGATTTTTCATCTAGTGCAGTAATTGGAAACTTGTTTCCTTGATTTACAAACATAATAGTAAAAAACTTACCATTACGACTCTTCCAAAGTTGACCTACTTTAAAGTCCATAGTGTCCTCTTATTCAAAAATTTCGTCTACAAGCTTCGCAATATACGTTGAATCGATTCTGCCGTTATTATTTTTAAGAGCTTCAAGAAGTTGATACATATATGCTTGATCAACTCCAATCAATTGTTCTCGAAGAATCTTTGGATCATTCATATCAATTTCACTGATTTGCCAGATAATTTTTAACATCTGACCTGCAGTAATGCGCCAGCCTCTTTCGATGAATTTCCTAATTCGGAAAAGAGATGCGATTGGATACAAACTACCTTCATAAACCAGTGCTTTACTAAGCAATGATTCTAATGCTGCAGGTTCAAGATGCAAATATTTATTTTTGTAATCATAGTAATTCATTGCATGGATAAAGTCATAATTATCAAGCAATTCTGCTGGCTCACCAAAGAACCTGATAATTAGCTGAACTTTATCTGACAATGTAATGGCGTTATCTGACAGAAATATTGGCCGATACTTAGGCTTCTTTTTATCTTTAAGTTCTTCAATCAGATTTTCTACAACTTGAATTGAGTCTTCATTGTCAATATCCACACTTGAAACAATCTTTTCTGATTGTAAAGAATCGAAGAATTTTTCTGTTTCATGTTCAGGTTGTGCCTCAAAGTATTTATATTCGGATTGAGTCTCAGAAGCTACACCTGCGCTCTTAATTTTGATAACTATACGAGGCTCAGTGACACCTTTGATATTAACAATATATTCTTCAATTACAACAGGCTGGCTGCCATCCATTGTAATTTTCTTATCTTTGTTTTCTGAGTTGAAAACACTTACGTAATATTCAGCAACTTTTTTAGCTGTCCCCTTTGTTCTAAAGTAAATATCGTAATCATTGATCTTCTCGCCTAATAGCATTGAAGCAATTGAACCGCCACAGATGATTACATCGTTTTTGATATCATTTACTAATGTTTCATCTTTAATTGTGGAAATCCAATCCTCGATTCTGTTTGAGAGTACTGTCTTGATTGTACTAGCTTTCATACCTGACATTTTAAATCCCTTCAGAAATCAAAAGTTTTGCTTTTTCTTTAGCTTCAAGAATTGTATTAAATTCTCCAACTACAATACTATCCCTTGTAGTCAAACACTTCTTTTGGAGGGTATGTTTATTTTGATTGTGCAGTCTTATAATTGAAAATTCTTGTTTGTTAATGTAGTCATAAAAAGTTTTTAAAACTGCTGTGTATGGGCCTTCAGAGCTCTCGTCTCTCCATCCATCAGCTTCATGAAACCACATTTTAACTTTCCTTTACATTAAGATAAAGTTGAAAAATCTTTTTATTTAATTTTACTTCACAATGGCCTGTTTCAAATAATTCAGTAATTTCGCTTGAATAGTCTGATACAAAGTCTTCGATACATTCATAAGAATCATTTAGTTCTTTTAAGAGATTATCCATTTTAAAAACTTTTTTAAACAATTAAAGATCCATCAATTCACGAATACCAAGTGCTCGAGGAAATCGAGGCTTATCTTTAATACCGTGTTCGAAGTATCTAAACTTTAAAGTTTTACCAACATAGCTATGCTTGTGTAAAAGCATCCTCTTACGTTCTGCATGTGTAAAACTACCTGGTGCCACATCAAGTATCTCATTATTGAACATTACTCGATATTTACCAGCAATATCACCTTCAACTAGACCTTCCTTTTTAGAAGATCTTTTAGCATAACCTAATTCATCTGTTTCCAGTTCATTAGTATTCTCCATCATTGGCAAAATATCTAAGATAAAACCTTCTGCATCTTTAAAGCGCTTTAATTTATAAATAAGGCCTTCTCTAAAGGTGCCTCTACCACATTTATAGAATCCTAACGGATCCCTCATCATAATACCTTCAAAGCCTTGCTCCAAGCACTTCTTTTCATAAGCAATTAATTCATCATAACTATCTACATATTCTTGCTTGACTAACTCAACATTTGGATGATCGTTAATTAAGCTCTCAAGTAGCTCTAAACGTTCATAGTATGGCTTATTTAAATAATTCTGTTCTACATAATCAAAAACAAAGAATTTTAAATTACCAGGCTTATCTTCAGACATTACATGACTTTGAGTCCTATTGTAAACATCAAAGTCAGTAGGATTACCTTCAATCAGTTCACCATCGAAGTTTTCATATCTAGAAAATTCTTCTTGCACTTGATACGATGGCAACATCTTGAATGTTCTTGACATTGCTCTCTTGCTTTTAATAATACAACGTATACCATCGTATTTAGGTGAGCAAAGTAAAGGGTAGTTAAGTTTCTTGAAATAATCTGGAAAAGACATAGGGTCTTCACCAGGTGCGAGCATTGGTTTGAACATTTAAAAGTGCTCCGAATAAGATCCGTAATCTTCATCTAAACCATGACCAGCAGATGCTAAAGCTGATTGATGATCACCGTCCATATCGTCTTCAATATGATTGCGGTTTAAGATCTCAATTGCATCTCTTAGTCCATGAAAGTTTTCAAGAACATTAAACCAATCGGTAAGAGACATATTAGCAGAAGAATCGCAATCGTTTTCTTCTAGAAATGCTTGAAATGTCTGCTCATCTTTTTGTAATTCTTCGAACTCATTAATAAGAGTTCTCATATAATTAATAAAATCTTCTTTGTTCACAATATTTAACCCCAAGAAATGCCATCGTTTAGAGCAAGTGCCATTCTACCTAGTCTATCAAACTTACTAAGCTTATCTTGAATATATGCTGAATGTTCTCCACTCTGTAATTTGTTTATATTCCTAACAAATTCGTCTATTTTATCACTTTCAATAGATCCGCCATATTCTGCTGGTAGACCTAATACTTTCATCATAGATATTGCATTTATATTACTTAAATTTATTTCAAAAAATATTGTTTCTCTAGATGTTTTAGGATTGAAGAATGAATCTTCAGGTTGATTTGGATTGTAATGTGGATTAATCGCATCATATTGCGAAAAACCATGTTTTGTAAGAAAGAATGTAATGGACATTTTATGAAACTATTTTAATTTGACTCTTTTCAACATCTTGTTTTTCTAGTTCTGTCAGTACGTACACAAGTACTTGAACTAGTAGATTTGTTCTTTCTAATAAGATGGGAATTACTACGCTTTCGTTAACAACTCCAATAAGTGGATTTTCCAATCTTTTTAACAAAGATTGATCAAGTTGAATTAACTTTTCTTTAGCTTGTGTTGGTGTCATATTTTTAATTAATAAATATAAACTTTAGAAGGCTCTGGTAAATTCCTAATAAGATATTCTCTAGTTTTTAAAATGTAAACTTTTTGGTCTAAGTACACATGAGTCAGTCTTGCAGCTTCTTCGTATGCTTCTTCATATGTCATATATCGCTTATCAGGATTTTTATATCTTGTTGTAAATACCAAATAAAAAGAGTCTTCCTTTTCTTGCATACTAATCTTTCAATTTAAAAGGGTACCATTAACGGTACCCTATTTTTATGAATTGATGCTATCCATGATTTTATGGAAGTCATTTACTTCTAAATTCAAAACATCCATTGGTTCGGGAACTTTGTCGTCTATTTTTACACTATTTATAATTAACTTTACTGCATTTTGTAAAGGATCGTTACTGGAAGAAGCTAATAGATGCCCTACTCGTATTTTATGAATAGTAGCAAATCTTCCATCCGATAAAATTACTTCTGCTTTTTTATCGTATTGGGCAAACCCCTGTTGCGCACTCGTCTGAACTTTCAAATTCTGCTGAGTCGATTGAGGTAATAACCCTAGTTTTTGAAACAAGTTCATTGTATTCTTCCTTTGTAATTTCCTGATATGGTGCTTGCGCAAAACCATGCTCAGAATGTAAGAGGAAAGACAAGCTCTTATGATACTTTCTATAGTTGTCTTTTAAGTATTTCTTGATAGTTTGAATTTCATCTTTCTTGTAATACACTGTACAAGAAACACTATTATCGGACCATTCTGTTTGAAGCTTTTTAATCTCATTTAGCTGATCAATTGCTGACATTTGACTTGCCAGCTTAGTGCCTTCAGGATAGCTAAATGGAAAAGTAACTACTACAGTATTGTAGTCTTCAGACCCATCGAAATTCTTAACATACTCGACATGATAGCCAGCATTTTTGCAAGTATCTACAAGAGGATGCTCAGCTGCAATTCGAATCCGTCGATACATATATTGAGCATATGCAGGATGGATTCCAGGAGTTACACCAGGTAGTAACGAAAGAGTTCCAGATGGTTTTACAGTAGTTAATTTAATGCTTGTATTAAAGCCCTTAAGATCTGAGTATTGCTCATCAAATTCACGCAAATACTCATAACCATCCGACATCCAAGATCTTTGTTCTTTAGTAGCTTGTAGGATACCGGTCAAGCCAATACCCATACGCATATTTTGGTGAACAATTCGCTCAGTCTCAGGATGATGTGACGGTAATGTTAAAGAATGCTTGTTAATACGATATAGTAGTTCAAGAATATCTAAAAATTCTTCTTTACTATTGATGTTGGGTAAGAATACTTCTGCAAGGCAACAGGTTTCGTAAGGAGCTAATGATTGTTCAGCACAAGGGTTATAACCCATTACCTCTGGATCTGGATACTGAGTATCCCCAAGACGTCCTACAGCTCGTGACAAAGGTAAATTAATTAAACCATAAGGCTCACCTTTACCTTCGTAACCATCCCAGAAATAATCATGCAAATCTTCAATTCGATCACAAGCAACGCTGTTATTTGACATTGCACGCCAAGATGGAATATTACCCATATCCCAGCGCTTAGCAAGCAAGTACTCTACATCATCAGGATCACCAATAGCAATTTGAGCAGATCTACGGACATTACCAGCTACAATAATGTAGCCGATAATATTCATAATATCCAATGCATCAATCGAGCGAATCTGCTTACCTTTACGCTTCATCAAGATTTCAGAAATCTTTCCAATACCCCAGCAAAGCTCTTCAGGTCCAGAAGCAACTCCTCCAAATCCTTTGATAGGAGTACCTTTACCACGAATCACTTGTGTAGAATATGTGAAAGTGCCTTTTTCAGGCGATTCACTCAAGAATGCAGCTTTTAGAGTCTTACCTAGAAACCTAACCCAACCTTCACGTGAGTCTGGGATGATAAAGTCTGCACCACCATGATCGACTCGAGTTGGTGGTGAAAACCAGGTTTTAACAGCTGGAAGCTTATCTATATAACGTCTTTGTAAATTGTAGCCGACACCTGAACCTAATGCCAGCATATCCATAGCCCAGCAAAACGGCCTGACAGGGTTATCAATTACAGTGAAGGCACAATTTTGAAGAGAGGCTAATCCAAACCTATCTACTGTCTTTGTGCCAAGCTGCCACAAGAATCTACCAGCAACAGAACATTTAAGTTCTAAGAAGTAGTTCTTTAATCGATACTTTTCGTCTTCTGCAAAATTTACATTAAGCTGAGTATCACAAGCATCAATTACACGATTGACTGTATCTTCAAATTCTTCTGTACGATTAGTACCTTCCAAAGGTCTTGCATATGTTCTCTTATAAGTAAGATAACCGACGGTAGACCACGGAATATTAACTGCGCTCATTACTTAATTTCTCCAGTTTGTTTAAATTTACAATGCTACAAATTCCTCTCGAGGAGCGTTTTCGATAGATGTGAATCTACCTGTTTTGTAGTCATAGTAAGCACCTTCTACAGGCCCTGTCAAACCTGTATACCTGCATTTCAATACAGATAAACTAATTGTATTTCTTTCAACAGGATCTTCAGCTTGAAGATTTCTTGCAAAAGCAATAATATCAAATGAGATCTGCTTAATCGAACCTGACCCTTTGATGTCATCTAAGTTTGGCATTCGGCCTTCTTCAAATGCCTTGCCAGTGTTTGTTGTTTTTCTTAGATGAGATACTAAACCAATCCAGACATTATGTCTTTTAACAAATCTTAAAAGATCATTCATTACTTTATCAATGGCTTCGTTACCAGTTAAATCACCAGCACCTTCAGACACTAAAATTGTAATGTGATCAATAATGATATATTTAGCACCAGACAGTGCCATATACTCTAATTTGTCAATGATATTTTCATCTTTAAGGCTGCCTTGATGATCTAATAACATATATCTATCAGATCCAAACACCTTATCGAAGCCAGGTCTAAGCTCTTCTAATGAGATTTCTTCTTCTGCTGGATTTCTTTTTAAAACCATTCCAGCAAGTTTTCTAGCGGTTTCTGCAGGAGATTCTTCCAACGAAACAATACCAATTTTAGAATCAGTATTGTCTTGCATGCTTAGACATATTTCACGCATTACAGTACTTTTACCGCAGCTGGTACCGGAAACAAATAAGGCAATTTCGCCCAGACGAGCTCCTTTTACTTTTTTGTTCAGGCTTCCAATACAGCTAGGATAGGGTACAGAAGGTGTGTTATTGTATGCTACAAGAGCATCCCAAAGCTTTTCTTTACCAATGATACCAGATGGTACATATGGTGCAGCATCAAACAAACATTGAAGTAATCTTGCGCTACCGAATTCTTTTAGAACATCATTAGCATCATTCTTAGGAAGTTTTACAATCTTAGCTTTATCAAATCCAATAATTCTAATAGCTTCTTTTTGTGCTTCATAACCAGCATCATCTTCATCAAAACAAATTACAACTTCATTGAAACTACGAATCCATTCTCTATTTTGTAGAATAGAATTCGTCATCACAGAAGATGAAAGAGCTACTACTGGGTATATCTTTTCATATTTATCAAACATGCACTGTGCAATAGATAAAGCATCAATTTCACCTTCAGCAATGATAAGTCGCTTACCACCACTGTTAAAACAAGTTTTACCGAATAAATCTGAAGAGTGATTAATCCAGGAAAATGTTTTTGGAAGTCGTCTTACCTTAAATGCTTTATTGTTTTCATAAGGATAATAGTGAGCATCAACCTCACCATTTTCATTATAAGACACTTTAACATTAAAGAATTCTGAGACAGCTTTCGATATTTTTCTATCTGGTAAATTTCTAGTAGGTAATTCTAAAATTTCTTCTTTAGATAAAATTTTCTTAAATGTTTCTTTAGGCTTTGGAATTGTCATTTGTTTGTTATCGCTAGTGTTTAACTTATCTTCTTCGTTTGCTTTAAAAAACGTTTGACAACTAAAGCAAAAAGATGTAAAATCTTCATACAATTGTCTTGCGTCTGAAGATTTACATGTTTCGCTTAAACAAGGTAAGTTTTTCTTAATTATTTTACCCATTGTCTATTGCATTAAAAATTGCACCTAACGTTGTTAGAGCAATAATTGTTAATAGATAATCACTAGAATTCATATTACTGTAATCTATATTTAAAACTCCAGCAATTAGAAAGTAACCTACTGTGATTCCAATTATAATTTTTAATATAGACAAAAATGTACTCATTATTATCCTTTGAATATATAGCCTTCACAAGCCTTTTTTAATCTATCTTTATGTCTATCAGTTATTTTTTCTTTTACATTCCAAGAGACTTTTTCAATTATTGTATTATACCAACGATTACTTGTGGGGGCTTCTACTAAACAAAGAGACCAAGTTTCTGAATAAGATAGAGTACCTTTTGTGTTGTACTGCTCAATACAAATAAAATCAAATTCAGATTTAGGTCTTTCTTTAAACATTTCAGCTAATACAGGAGAAGAAGAAGCGTACTTCTTCCAGTTTGATTCTTTTCCTTTATTAAGCTGACCCATTCCATAGAACAATTTTTTACCAAGATAAAGTCTATCTAAGATATTATCCCGTATGACATATATAAAGCCTACACCCTTACCCATTTGCTCGTCAAATAACCAATGACCATTATTAAATGGACTTAAGTCTGAATGTATCTTTGGTACTGTCCCCTTGAATTGCATAAATTAAACCTCAATACAAAGTTCATAACAAATCCTTTACAACCGGCCAATCTTTACAAGTGAAGTAGTCAGATTCGGTCTTTTGTAAATAAATCATTTTGCCATTTGACATAAGATATTCATACCATTGATCTTGGTAGGCTCTAATATATTGATCTACAACTTGTTCTTGAAATTCTAATTCAGTATTAAAGCTTTCTAATATTTTACAGGCTTTTACCTCGCCAACACGTGGCACTCCAGGTATGTTGTCTGTTGGATCACCTTTTAAAAGCTGCTCATAGTAATGTCGAGTTGCTTGCTCCTCAGATATTGTTATAAGTTCCTTTTTATGCATTAAGTAATGTTTACCTGGAATGCACTTCAAATCTTTATCAATCGAACATATAATATAATCATCATTAGCTTCAATAGCTTGTTCAGCCCAGATACGCATTAAATCATCAGCTTCTCGGCCAATAGCTTCTGTTGCAAAATCTTGGGCTACAGCTAGTTTTCTAAGTACAGGTACAAACAGATTTTGTTTGTTTGGATCTGCATGTCGATTTAGTTTATACTCTGGATATAAAAGATTTCTAAAGTTATTAGGACCTTTTACAGCCATCAAATATTCATCACAATAAACTGAATCTAGTAAATTTCTCAGGTCTTTTTGAAAATTTTCCCAAGATTCTTCTAGGTATACTCTGTCTTCTTCTTTTGTCCATTCTAATGGAATTCTTTTTCCATCATCATCTAATTGTACAAAAGAAACACCATCTTGAATTTTTGCCTTTTTCTCCCATCTAGGCTTACAAGCTTGATAACATAAAACATCACCATCAATTATCGCAATTGTCATTATTCAACAACCTCTTGTGATAATGAATTAATATCTATAATAACTTCTTTCATCATATCATACTCGATTCGATTACGAATATGAGGTATTTTAAGAAGTCTCGAACAGTATTTTTCAGTTTCTTCTTGAATATTAGTTAACTTAGTATCTCTAATATTCATTGGAAAACGTCTAAGTACAAAGTACATTTTTGCAAAGTACTTGTAATTTTTAACTATCATTTGTAACCTACCAAAATGCTATCAGGGATTGGAAATTCATAGTCAACTTTTCGCCAAAGATGTAAACAAAATTCATGATTATTTACATATTCTCTCTTTGGAGGATGATATTGAATTACACAGTCGTCTTCATTCCAGAATAAGTTTTTAACTTCACACATTTCTTCCCATGTAGGACATCTAGGGATGCTCACAGTCACACTTATGTGTTCCCATCCAAATCCATCAGAAGCAATTGCAAAAATACTTAAGGTCTTTTTAGGAATTACAAAAGCACCATTATTTCCTGTTAATACGTTTGTACCTAATACTCCTTTTGTTACACGATAAATTTCAGGAACTTTAAACATTTTACCACCAATCTGGTTTATTACGTTTAGTCCAATTTGCAAAACTAGATTTACTTTTATAGTAATTTCTATAAGAATCTACTGTTCTATAAGTACCATCTAGATATTTTAATTTAAACTCAACTGGCATACATAATGCAAAAGGAGTTATCCCGTCTGGTATAGTTACAAGTGGATCACTTAAATAGCCTATAACATCCTCGCATTTGTGTTCTTTATTGAACCTATAAGTGTATTCTTTGCAAATTGCTAAGCCATGTTGTACTAACCAATCATAGTTATCTTTGGCTGTTTTAGCCCATAAAACACAAGGATGTTTCTCATGAGTAGGTCTATAAGGTCCTCCATTTATAGTAGACAATATTTGTGCAGTCTCTAATGCCATTTTGACAACGTGTTTGTCCATTAGCATTTCGGCTGCTAAACTAGGATTTGTGTGTAATATAAAAATATTCATTAAAGCTCTAATTTACAAATTACTTTTTTGTACTTAATATCTTCTTTGAAATTGTAGTTTTCAAGACATTCTGAAACTTTGCCAATACTATAAAAGCTATTAGTTGGAATTACTACGATCGAGTCTGGCTCATGTCGTACAAAAGAAAAGTATGTATAAGCTTTTGACCAAAAACCTTTATCATTAAATTTTACTTTAATAGCATACAATTTCTTATTTAGGTCTGCACAGACTCCATTTTTAGATACAAAACAAGCTTCGTTTTTGTGACAAAGTGAAGAGCAAGTCATCGAGGATCTCCAAATGAAATAAAGTAGCCTTTTTTATTAATTAAAACATGTTTGAAAAACATTTGTTCTAGTCCTAATTTATTGCAAATATATTTTACAGTTCTGTATAGATTCTCATCTCCAGATTGTGTTTCACGATAATGATCCACCAATGTTATCCAAGTGTAAGGATTATTAATAGCCATTGCAATAGCATTTAAAGCAATTGCTGTTGTTTTCCCTTCTTGACGCCCTTTATAAGAAATAGGTAAATTACGAGATAAATGTAATGGATTTCTTTTATGTTTAGATGGTGGATTAGGTATTAAATCAAAGTTACTTTGTTTAGGGTCTTTAATGGATGTCATACCATGTGTTGCCAATTTTTGCATCTCCG